CGAGCCGTAGGGGCGCGCGTGCTTAACGTTGCGGTCAGGCTTGCTGCCACCGCGTTTGACGTGGCGGATTGGCTTGTTGTTCCAAGCGAAATTGACGCGCTGAGACCGTTCGATAAAATCTCAGTAACGTTGGCCTTTACGTCGCTCAACGATGTTGAAATTATAGCCTGCAAGCTCGACATTGGCAGAATATTGTCGGAGCTAACGGAGACCGCGCCGAGCGTGGTGGTGGCCGAAACGCTGGGCACAGGCACATCAACGCCAATCGGGCCGGCTAAAGTCCCCAGCGATAATGTGATGCCAAATTCGTGCTGCAGTGGACCGGTGTCAAACGGGCCAGGCAAGTAAGGGTAAACTGCGCTATCAGCCGCTTGGTTGGCCTGCGCCACCAATTGCACGCGAGACTGGTTTAGGTACCAAGGCGGATCTGGCGTCAGCATTGTGCCGATTTGCAAGCCCACCAAAGGCTGCGCGACGTTTGCCTGCGCGCTGCCCAAGGCCGCTGCAATGCCAAAAGAGGCCGGGGTAATCCCAACGTTGGCCTGAATAGTGCCAATTGACGCAGTGACTAAAAGAGAGTGCTCCTGAGACACAGGCGTGCCATCAGCATTGTGCGAGGCAGTAATTTGTGGCTGCAGTTTAAGGCCGTACAAAACCCACGCCGCGCCATTTGTTAGGCTGGTTTTGTCAGTCCCAAACGCGCCCACAGACACAGGGCCAATTTCAAATCCTTTGTCTGGCGAAAGGTGAAATAGCTCACGCGATTTATTTTCGCCTGGCAATGTAATATTGCCCGCCGAGGCGTTTATTAAGCTGTCAAAAAATGTGTCGCTGTTTGTTGGGTCAAACGTATTAACCGTTTGGACCTGACCAACGATTACATTGAATAAAGTCGGATCATTTGCCGGGAATGTTAAAGTTGCAAGCAACGGGTCAGCCAGCGACGATATTGTTGCCGCATTGTTTGTTATCGTTTCAGGCAGATGCCGCAAATGTGGCGGCTGTTGATATTGTGTTAGCCCAGCATCACTGACCGTCGCTGGAAATGTATAATCGCCGTTTACGAGCGGCGCATGCGCGCCTTGGTGGGTTATAGGCTCGGATGTTACTTGCGCGTCAATCGCCAGAATGTTGTAGTCGTACTGAGGCAAAGATGTTGTTACTTGGAAGCCACCACCAGCGTTGAGAGGCTGAGGTATCCAGCCAAGCATTCGATAATTTATCCAAGTATGAAAAGGATGCTCTAATCGTTCTGCTGAACCGTCTACGATTACAGTTGAATTGGCAATTCTATTCGGTGTGTCTGTCAAACGAACAGTCGCAATGACGCTTACTGCTTCAAGCTGCGCTGTGAATTGCAGACCCGCAATTTCTTGACGTAGAACTTCTCTTGTGACGCCAGCCCCGCCAAACGTGGCGGCTGATAACGGCGCGAAACCTAGCATCCTTTTACGTCACCTTTGTAAGTTTAACACGGCCATCTGTTCCGTTGTTTTGGCCGTTTTGAGCACCTTTGCCCGAAGTCTGTGAAGTACCGTCTAAATAGTTAAGAGCCACAGAGGTAGTGTCGCCAACGGTCAAAACTCCGTTGCTTACTAGAGAGGTATTAAAATACCCAGACCCGCCTGCTGCGCCTTGAAAGTATGAGCCGCTTTGATATGCCCCGCCTCCACCACCGAAGTAGCCCCCTCCACCTCCAGCGCCCGTATATGTACCGCCAGAAATCGCGCCTTGTCCGCCAATCAAATAGCTACCATCGGAGCCATTCTGTGTTGCGCCGACGCCACCAACACCTCCGGCGGTCTGACTGCCGCCGGTGGGAATAGTGCCCGATTGAGGGCTTACCACCCCTCCAGATGTACCTCCGCCGATACCGCCATTGTGGGCGGCTCCAGAACCACCACCTCCACCAGCAATGGCAATCGGCGTATGACTAGAACTGTTATGCCCTTGCGCCGCAAACGTAGCTATATCACCAGACCCCTTAAAGAGTCCTGACAGATCGCCTCCACCAGCGTTGCCGTATGTGTTTGAGCCGCCTCCGTCACCACCAGACCCTTGAGAACCCCCAGAAGGTGTGGTGCCGCCCTCAAGACCTTTACCGCCGACAACAATTGTATAAGTCTGGTCATATTCTAGCGTAGTTCTGCCCGTCGTCCGGCCAGCGCCACCGCCTTTAAAGCTGCCATAAGCATAGTTCGCGGAGCCTCCGCCAGCACCAAAGACCTCGAAGTCTACAGCAAACTGACCTCCTGCTGTGAATGTATAAGTAGCACCTGCATCTAAATTAATCTCAGACCCATTGACATCAAAGTTCCAACTTGTCTGTCCTCCGGGCAGGGCGGGAGATATACTATTAATTATAGGAGTAGGTGGCACTAAAGTAACAACAGAAGTAGTGATAGATGTATGAACACCATCGTTTGCCTTGGCCCTGAACGTAAAAGAGCCAGAGCCTGAGGTTGTATTTATAGTAAAAGTGCCGTTATTTGCATTGTTCACAGAACTGACTAAACTAGATACATCCGCAGGATTGGTGTCAAAATCATACGTTATCGGAAATCCATCAGGATCATTTGCTGCGATAGTTACCACATTTGCTGCTGAAGGTAGTATACCTAATGTCGCAGGCAGAACGGTCGTAATCTCTGGCAGAGCATCGCTACCAGAGTTTATCCTATCCCATTCTGTGCCGTCATAGATGTATAACGACTTAGTATCTGTAACAAACGCCAGATCGGTCACGCTAGGTGACCCCGGCAAATTGGCATACGTTGAGACATTGACAATGCCACCGCTTGGGCTGGCTGGTTTCCAAGTGCCCGCCGCATCGTCCCAAGTCAGCGCTTGACCGGCGGTTGGCGAGGTGTCCGAAACGTTAGATAGGTCAGCCAGATATTGCGCAACATCATCAGCAAGCATCGTGAAAAAACAAACCGCCGCCGCACCAGCCGAAATCGCAGAATTGTCAGAATTTGACGATCTAAGCGGGGTGCGGGTCATTGTGTACGTGCCGCCAGACAGCCCAATTACGCCGGTGCCAACCTCATATTCGTTGTTCTGCTCAAGCGTATAGCGCAGTTCGTCGCCTGCGCCCACGGATTGGTCGGCCAAGCTCTCAAAGCCAGCGACAGCATTTGCCCCAAACGTAATTGCGCCCGCGCCGCCGGACGCAACCTGCATTTTACATCGGTTGATGAATTTAACCATGTTGAGACGCCCTTTTTAGTCGAGTCTCAGAATGCTTGTGCTGCTTCCAGGTTGAGGGTATTGCAGTGTAAAATCTCCCGCAGTGGCCGAAACGGATCCTCCAAATGAAAACACAGCGATTACGTCATTATTTGGATCGCCGGCATTCGGATTATACAAAATCGCCCCATCCGCCACGACCGTGACGTTCGCAAAAACCGAGTCATCAAAATCGAGGATAGCCGTGGTGCCGTCCATTTTGGGGAAGGTGTTGGCAATTGCCGCCGTGGCTCCATTGCCAGCGCCAAGAATATTGCGCGAATATGCAGCGTCATAACTAGCGTGGCTGACCTCATCCGTGCCGACAGCGCCGGAGCTTACCGTGGCCGCGCCATAATCTGTTGAAAGAGCGCTTTCCTCTTTCAGCAAAATAACTTTCATGTCTGTGTCGAAATCGTGGCTCCCCTTTAGGAGCTGCAATTTAAACGTGTTGCTCAAAGACGTGGTGATCGTGCCTGCCATGTTATTTCCTCTAGTTTGCCGTTAAGGTCAGATCGCCAATTTGGATTCTGAGCTGGTCATTGGTTGTGATTGTTTTAGCGGCTGTTAGCTCGCCCACGATTAAACAGTTTCCGCCGGTTGCGGCGTCCATCAATTTGTAATGCGTAACCGCGCCTTGGGTGCCGGTTGCAACGGGAAACGTGATTTCCGCCGTATTGCTAATTTGGCCGTTGGCGGCATTACTGCCAAAAATGACCTGTTGGCGCGCGTAGCCGTTGCCTGAGATTTCCGCCACCGCCGTGCCAGTGTCAGTAAAATCACCGCCACCCAACGCGATATAAACCGACGCAGGGGCCGTGAAGTTGGCCCTTCCGGCAATTGCGTTTAAGACCGCCAATTCTGCGTAATCTGATAAGGCTGCCACGCTCTACTCCAACGTTATGTCGAGCTGGCCCGACATGATGCGAAAATTATCACCGACGCCGACGTTCTTAACTACCGTCAGATCTGCGTGCGCAATTTGATTGCCGCTCGTTGCCGCGTCGTACACTGCCACTGACGTAATATCGCCCCACTCGCTTGTCGCGGTGGGCCACGCCAGAACGCCAGAGTTGGTCGCCAGATTGCCGGTTACAGAAAGCGCAACGGTTTGCCGCGCATAAGCGCCGCCCGAAATCTCAGCGCCGGGGGTATCGTCGGTATTGCTGGACGTTTGCAGGCCGACATACCACGCGGTTGGGCGTGTTGCGGCGCTTGCCGTAAACAAATAATTCAGCACATTTGTTTCATATGTGTCCGATAATGACATCAATACGCCCGCAGTTTTAGCCTTCGACCAGAGCCGCCATATTTAGCCGCCTCGCTCGACGTGTTTATACCAGATATTGCGTTGGCGTACAAAGTTGACCATACAGATAGACGTGCATCGTCTTTTAAATACGGGGCGCTATGCGCGAGCGCGCCATAAAGGTACGCGTCAGGAAAGTACGCCAGCATAAAATTTGACGTGTTGCTGTCCGACAAAGCCTCGGCCCGCGCGTCGTAGTAAAGTTCAACAGTGTACTCGCCGTCTGGCGCTGGAAATAACTCAAACCTGCCAGCGACAAACGCGTAATATGCCGGCGAGCCGGACGTGTTTAAGTTGGCCGCTTTGCGGTCCAGCAATTCGGCTTGGCTGATTATCTCAAGCGGTGCGGTGGTGCCGGACGTGACCTGAAGCCGGATTGTCTCCAAGTAATCCGCCGGAATAGGCACGTACTGCGTGGATAACGTCGCCACGCTGCGCTTTTCGCCCCGCCAGTGCCGCGCCTGCCGCGCCAAGTCCGACTCGGCAAGCTGGATAAAATTAGGTATGACGCTGGTTAAATCATCGCGGTTCAACGTGTCGGCAATGGCCGTCTGTAGCTCGGCGTATGTTGAGATTGTCATTGTTTTGCCTTTGTTGGTGTGCTAAAAAAATGCTCTAGGGGGAGAAGCAAATTGATAGACATGGAAACAGCCAGAGAATTAATAATCCTCAAGGCCAAAGACCTTGGGTTGGACGATGAAAAGCTAGACCAGCTTGACGATACCGTTTGCGGGCTGCTCGGTTTAGAAGATGCAGATCCACTCATTTTTCCAACCTAGATAAGTATTGCAAAATTCCGTCTAAGACCTGCGGCGTAACAACTTGCGCTGGCATTTTTGTTTTAATCGCATGAGTTTTGTGCGCCTCATTTAAGGCTTGCCCAGACTTGGTGGTTTTACCTTCCATTGCGTCATAAACATCTTTAAAAAGTAAGCCCTGCGGCACGGGCTGCAATGACCCTAAGTAATCGCCAGCAATTTGGGTGTTATATGTAGAGTGCGGCACGTTGGCGCTCGGCAGGTTGCCTTTCGGCTCGTTAAACATCAGCGGTGCGGACCCGTCTATTTTTGCCGTGCCAAGCCCAAACATCCCTGCAGGCAAGTTGCGCTGCGTTGGGTCTGTTACGCTGTATCTAGCCTCGGCGGGGCTTGGAAAGCCCGCTTGCTGCATTGGAGCTGATTCCATCAAACGAATAAATGATTTTCGCTTGGGCGATGATGTCGTTGTGGCCCAGTCGCGCAGCTTGGGCGACAGAACGCCGACAAAGTCGGGATCAATAAGCCGCATTTCCTTGTCAAATTCTTTGGCCGACTTTTTCGTAATTTTTGCGCCCTTAACAAGCTCTGCCATTGACGCGCCAGTAAACGTGGCAAAATCATTCGCGTCTGGAGACATACTGCCAGTTAGACCCAAAATATCACGCTCACCAAATTGCTTTGCCGCATTTTCAGCTTCTGTCTCAATCCGCTTAATAATATTTTGATTTGACGCCCAGATTGCGCGGTCTTTTTGCGCCGCTGGCCCAACCATGAAATCAACGCCACCTTCAGTGTAGACCGGCTGTTCAAATTTCAGATCGTTTACGCCCTCGACCAGCAATCCGCGAGATGTTCTGTCGCCATAAAATGGCAAAACAACCTTGCCCTCGACATCTTCCCACGACATCGGCTGACGCGGCAAATTCTCGCCAGCGTCTGATAGCTGCACGTCAGTATCTGACAGGTAGCCTCGCATCTTTGGCTTTTGATAGCCAAGCGGGTCCAAATCTTCTTTTAATGCCGCCGCAAGCAAGCCAGCCGATTTGCTGGCGTTGGCGTTGGTTGCGCCAATGTTACGCCCCGCCACAACACCACCGCCGCCCATAGCCAGACCAGCGGTGCCCATCGCCGCGCCATCGTAATCCGCTTGCGGTAACGTGCCGTCATAGCTCGCCTTGGGGTTTTCCAGCGCGCCAAGAACGCCGCCAAGTGCGTCTGACGCGTAATCCTTAAACCGCGTTTGAAGCTGGCCAGATTTTAGCGCGTCAAAAATCGACATGCCGCTGGGGCCAGCCACGGGAAAAAACGTGCTGACGTTCTTGCCCTCAAGCCCTTCCTCGCCGTACCGGTCCAGCAAGCCAGACAAGCTATTCTTCGCACGATAGGCGCGCATCAGCTCGTCTTGGCGCTCCTGCGGGTAATTACCCTCGGCAAGATACCCGCTAAACTGATCTAGCGGCAGGTCGAGCAGGTTGGTCATTGTTGAGTGTATTTCGAGTAAACTTCGTATATATTTTGCATGCGCTGCGGATCGTTTTGCAAGTATTCCAGATTAGGGTCGGATAATAATCCTTGCTGCATTATCTGCACAAATCGGGCGTCGGCTTGCCACGGATATTGCGTTTCCGGCTGGGCCATACCCATTTTTGGGCCGGTTAAATGCGACGGGATCTGCGGCGGGGCAGTGCCCATTTTCGGGCCAGTTAAATGCGACGGGATCTGCGGCGGGGGCATGGCAGGTTCATCGCGGGACATGTCAACGGGGTTGCCCATAGCGCCAAAGCTGGTGCCCATTGGGCTGGTCATGCCCGGCGGGGCAGTGCGCGGCGCAAAAGGCGCGGGCGCTCTGGCCGGCGCTGCGGCGGTGTCCAGTAAGCCAAGCGCTTGGCGACGTTGGGCGCGGCGCCCTTCGTCCTCAGAGCCATACGGGGCTGCGAAAATGTTGCCCAAGGCTGAGAGAAGGCCGCCACCCTGAAAAGAGTCGCCGGCCTGACCAGCGCCACCACCGTCAAAGTGGTCTAAAAAATCAACGTATTCTTTCTTACGCATTGTCGCCCCAATTCACACAACGGAAATCACGGATCTGCCAGTTGGGATAATCTCGCGCAATCATCGCAATGCCGGCAGGAATTTGCGCCAGACAAGATTGCTCATCGGGCAGGGCGGTGGAACCAAAAACCCCACACGTCTGACCCCAACACGCAAAGACCAGCGCAGTCCAAGTCATTTTTTCTTGCTGCCCTTTTTCGGTGGGCGTCCGCGCTTGGTTCCATAAGTGCCTTTTCCGCTGGGCATGGCTCATCTCCGCAAAAATAAATTCCACAAAATATTACCATATGTTGTGTGTAAGGGCTATTTTCGGTGCAGATGTTGTGGTAAACGGTGCGCGACGGCGGTTTTCACATCAACGCTTTACCTGCGCTCGACGTGTCTCACATTCCCCCTGGCCGCCGTCATTTTTTTTCAATTATTTTTATTTACCCCCTTGCAATGTCGGCCCAGAGGGCCTATGTCTAGTGCATAGGGCAATGACGCCCACACATGGAGACAGACAATGGAACTTAAAGCAGTAAAAAACGGTTGCGATTATGAGATAAAAGCTCTTCACGGCGACACATGGTTTGTGGTAGGCAAGTTTGCTGATTGTGAGTTTGGTCGTTATGTTTTTGAAACAGATGATCGAGAGTTAAACGATTATTATAGTTGTCATTTTGAAGCTGCTGACGAAGTTAGCATTTACGATTTGACATCGCAGCTTCGGGTCTTTCGTTCAGCGTATGAAGAATTAGAAGCAGAAGTTGAAGCAAATGTGGCTGCTGATCGCGCAAATGAAGCGGCTGCTAATCGTTATTGGGAAGATCGCGGCTGGGAAGATAAGTTCATCGAAGAAGCTGTGGGTCGTTCTCCATTCGGTCGTTAATCAAAGCGGGGGCCACGCGCCCCCCACCCATCAACGGGCAATCAAGTCCACACATGGAGAGATCAAATGAACATTTCAGAAATTAACGACATCGCAGGCCGCTTTGACATTAGCGACACAGAGGCAAAGCGCATTGCGGCAAACGCCAGCAATGAAGCCGAGTTTATTAAGATTTGGGAAAACGACGATTGGTGGACTGACGGCAACACGTTTATCCCATTGTGCCTAAACGACGAAGGCCAAGCGCATGTTGCCGCTGAATTAAAGCGTCACGGCATTGATTGGGATGTGAGCGCAGTTTGCTCAGAAATCGAGGAAGGCCGAGGCTTTTCTGAAATGCGTGTTGGCTCAGATGACACCTACGACTACGAGATAACAAACAACGCAGCTTCACGCGCTGGCGTCTGCCAAGCTGGATATGGCGTTTTCGCCTACATCGAAATCACGGCAGCAATGGTTCAATTCGAGGCAGCACAATGACACCCACACAATTCAAAGAGGCTCGGCGTTCTCTGAACCTCACGGTTCGCCAGCTTGCGCATGTCCTAAACACGTCCGAGCGTACCGTCCGCAAGTGGGAGTTCGACGGGGAGGGCGAGGGTGGTAGACCACCAAACCCCGTGGCCTGTCGCGTGTTATCTTGGTTAACAGACCACGGGTACAGACCGCCGCAATGGCCCAACTAAGCCACACCCTGCAGATTACGACGTATGGCCCCTCTCCAACGCGAGATGGGGCCGCTTATCATCGTGGCGGCGTCAGAGCTGAAAATTAAACAAATGGCATCGCCAAGGTCGGGCGAAGGCAGGCCACGCTTGCGCATGCTGTCCTTGCTCTCCGCCTGTAATTTCCCAGATGAACTAAAGCTGTACCGAATGCCCGTCAGATCGGCCAACAGCTCGTCATTTTTTGGCAAGCGGCAAGAGCGCTCTTCAAGATAAGCCTTAGCCTTAAACCACAGCTCCGTGCGCAAATTGTTGTACGTGCCTTTCATGGACGGCGCTTCGGCAACGTTAATGCCGCGCACCGGCACGCCCAGCTCCGCCAGACGGTCCACAATGCCGCCGCCCAGCCCAATGCTGTCCACCAGAATTTCGCAGGGGCGGCGGGACGGCTCAAGTGCGTCCCATTCCGCCATAATGCGACCCGTGGTCTGCATTAAATCCAAGCCGCGCCAAGACGTGATTTCGGTAATCACATTTCCCTGACGTTTCACAAAAGCCGTGCGGTCAGACCCAAATCGAGCGGGGTCACAAGCCCAATAAATGCGCGCGTTGGGATCAACCTCAACGTCGCGATGCATGGCACTGTGGACAAGGTCATATCCGATAATCGTGTCAGAGTCGGCCTTGGCAAAATCGCCCAGCACGCGGATTGAATAAGCGGCGCTCTCCTCGCCGTAGCGCTCTTTCATTTCCTCGATAAACTGGTCGCTCACCAGAGGGCTGTCCAAGCACGACCAGCGGCGGGTCCACCATTTGTGCGCCATACGCGTTTGGCTCTCGTAAAACGTTCCGCTCGATCTGGTCGGATTAGAGAGCAAAACAGTTTGCGTATTTCGGCCCGACATAGATCCGGCGGCTGCCTCATACACGGCCTCGTCAATCGCGCTCGCCTCGTCGCAAATCAAGAGCACCACGCCGCTCTCCTGGTGTATCCCAGCGAGCGCCTCTGGCGTTTCCTTGCGCGACGTGCGCGCCGAAATAAACGCCTCGGACGGCGCTGCAATAAGCTCAACACGGTCAGACTTAACGTTTAACAATTCGCGCAGGGGTGGCGGTAACTCATTGATCCACTTGCGTAATTCATTGTAAAGCGCGTCAAACAACTGGCCCGACGTGGGCGCAGTCACAATAATTTTGCACGGGAAACGCATCAGCAACGTGTGCAGCATGGCCCAACTGGCGGTGGTGGATTTGCCGGTGCCGTGACCAGATCTGACGCTCAACATGCGCTCGCCACGGCAAATCGCTTCGAGAAACTCAGCCTGATAATCCAGCGGGGTAATGCCCAGCACTTCAGTGACAAACCGGGTCGGCTGGTCGTGATACGTTTTGACAAAATCCAACATCGCGTTGGGGGCAGGGTTACTCGTCACGCTGCAGCCCCACAGCGGCGGGCGTGGTCTGAATCTCGTGCACAGTTTTAATCTTGCGCAACGCGTCCAAGTGCATCTCGCCAAGATTAAGCGTGACGTTGGTCTGGCCGCCCTTATTGGCGTAACGGTTCGACCAGGCCTCAGCGATAAACTTGTGTTGCGCAATCTCCTCGCGGGCAATGCTGACGTCAACTTGGCCAATCTCAGCGGCGCGAGTGCCGGGCGCAGCCGTGGCCCGTTCCGCCTTGCGCTCATCGCGCAGCTCGCGGATAATCTCAAACCCCAGCTCGGCATGCGTGTCAGCAGCCGTCTCACGCACTTCGTCCAACACGCCGGCATAGTCCGGCAGCTTCATCAAATTGCGCCTGAGAAAGCCGCGCTCAACGCCAAGCTCGCGCCCAAGCCCGGCAATAGTGCCGCCGCCCAGCAAATGGTCACGCAAGGCGTCAGGGCCGCCACGGTCAGTCAAAGCTTTAATAAGGGCGCGTTTCTTGGGCTGACCTGGCACGGCAGAGAGATCTCCAGTGATTTGCGGCGCAAAATATCACGAGGGTTGTGCAGGGGCAAACTTGGCTGTGCGGGGGGGGTGAGGGGGGGCCTACAT